ATGATATGGAACCTTGCCAAGAGCTCATTGACAAGTGCCTGGATCTGGAGAATAGAATGGCCTCTGGTGAAGTGTGCCAGGTTCCATTTGACACTCATCTGAAGGACGAACTGCGTGCTCCCGGGAAGATTGAGAAGGTTCAGACACGCCATGTCACGGCCTCTCAGCTCCATTTGCTGATGCTAATTCGCCGCTATTTTGGTTCCTTCGTTGGTTTCAGCAACAGTAAGGGCCCCGCCATTTGTAATGCTTCCGGCGTCAACATTCATGGTCCAGGTTATCACAAGATGGTGACATCAATGTTTGAAAATTCGGATGTTGGGATGGATTCTGATTTTGTCAACTACGCGATGCAAATCACACCTTATCAGCTGAATCAGCAGTGCAAAGGCATAAACTCGATGTATGCTTTGCTCGACCCCGATTGGGAGCCGTGGCACGATGTCGTACGCTATGCCATCTTCGAACTCCTATCGCACACTCCTGTCCTGTTGATGGGTTATTTGATGCTATTCAGCAATGGCCATCCATCTGGTCATTGTTTGACAACACCTTGCAATTGCATCGCCACCCTCGTCTTCTTTTTGATGGGGTACGCTAGGGTTCGCGCTAAATTGCCAGCGGACAGTCCCTCCCCGATGGCCCGCATGGTTGGTTTTTCCGGCTTTTGGCACTTTGTCAAACCCCTGGTGTTCGGCGATGACGCCTGGTTGTCAATCGCCCGTGAGATAGTTGATGATTTCAACTTCCTGACAGTTCGCGATGCGCTGGCTGATGGCGGCATTGTCATCACACCTGGCATAAAGGGTGAAGACCCTGTCGCCTACAAGTCTTTGCACGATTGCAATTTCCTGTCCACTTGCCCGGCATTCGGGCCTCCCGAGCTCGGAAGGCCGTACGTCGCAATTGCGGACAAGAGTTCCCTTGGCAAGTGTTTGGCCTACTACCGTAAAGGTCTGGAGTCCGAGCAATATCTTGTGGTCAACAACTGCAATGATACCCTGGCGCGAGTGTGGTCCCGTGGTCCCGAGGTGTTTCACACCCTGCGGTCTGAGATCACTCGCGCGTTCCACCTCGCCAGTAAGCCGGTGCCGAAGTTACGCACGTATGCCGAGTGCACAGAGTTGTATCTGCGTGGCATTCTAGGTGCCGCGGACGACAGACCTTACTTGTTTGGCACTGATCAGGCTCTTCATGGTGAGCAGCGCAATTCATTTACTGAACAGAGTGATCAAGGAGTCACCATCACTGGTGTCACCACTTCTGCTGTTGTCAACCCGATACAGGGCTCGGGCCCTCGAGCTGACACCATTACAGAGCATCAGTTCAATGTTGAAAGTCTTGCGCAACGGCGTCAGCATATTGCCACTCTTAGCTGGTCCACTTCTGCTACGAAAGGAACTTCCCTGTTTGGCGCGCGCTGTCCGATGGGTTTGCTGGATGTAGGTCCCGCTGGCGAAATGGTGCGCACGTTCACCTTCTTCCGCTTCCGACAAATGCGCCTC